AGTGGATTATATCGACGGGAATAAAAGTAACAATCGGATTGAGAACTTGAGAGCAGCTTCTCTACACCAAAACAACTACAATGTAAAGACTCCACAATCTAACAAGAGTGGTGTGAAGAATGTACACTGGAACAAGAAGAACAATAACTGGAATGTGACATTAGCTGCTAACAATAAATCAATGTACTTTGGTGCTTTTGATGATCTTGAGTTAGCTTCTCTTGTTGCTCAAGAAGCACGAAATCTGTATCATGGGGAGTATGCTTGTCATGCCTGACATTAAAATGTGCAACGATTATTCTTGTCCTCAGTTTGACAAGTGCTATCGAGCACAGGCTAAACCTAGCATGAGGCAGAGTTACTTTATTGACTCTCCTCGTGATAAGGAAGGATGTGACTATTTTGATCCACTAGAGACTGATGGTGAATATTATGCGAGTCGTCTTAGACATCGAAACAAACCTAGCACATGACAAGATTCATGTTGTTGTAACTAAAGACATTGACACTGGAGAAGTAAAGTTATGGAAAGCAGCCGACAACCTGCGGGAGTATTTAAAGGGCGTGTCGTTGATAGTCATGCACAACGGCATAAGTTTCGATGCACCAGTATTGAATCGCTTATGGAAGACGAAGATTCGTTTGAATCAAGTGTACGATACGTTGATAGTAAGCAGGCTACTCGATCCATCACGAGAGAACGGACACAGCCTCGAAGCATGGGGACAGACACTTGGGTTTCCAAAGATTGACTATGCGAAAGTATGGGAATGGCTTATGGATCGCCGTGAAGAATATCGCGGTGAGAGCTTCGATTTTCCTCATAGTGGGCTTCTTGATGACTATTGCGTACGTGATGTCGAAGTAACTGCTAAACTGTATCTCAAGCTGGTCAATGACTTCAACGAGAAACAGTTCAGTCTGGAATCGTTGGAGCTTGAACACAGTGTTGCTGCTATCATTGCTCAACAAGAAAGGAATGGGTTTAAACTTGATCAAATCTACGCAACCTGCTTACTTACTGACATCAAGTCAAAAGTGGCAGCAATATATGAGCGAATGCAACAAAGATGGCCTCCTGTCACTGTTGAGCGATACTCTGACAAAACAGGAAAGAGACTCAAGGACAGCGTGGTTACTTTCAACCCCGGATCACGACAACAGATTGGAGAACGATTAAAGGAACTTGGGTGGAAACCTAAGGAGTTCACCGAGACAGGTATTCCTAAGGTGGATGAGACTATCTTAGCTAACATCAAGATTCCTGAGGCTCAGGTCATTGCCGAGTATCTAATGCTACAGAAGCGTATCAGTCAGATTGAGTCATGGATGGAGGCTGTTGGTAAGGATGGCAGAGTTCACGGTAAGGTAATCACCAATGGTGCTGTTACAGGTCGTTGTACGCACTCCTCTCCAAATTTGGCGCAAATACCGAACACTTCATCTGTTTATGGTAAGGAGTGTAGGGAATGCTGGACTGTGGAAGAGAATCGTGTGTTGATTGGTTGTGACCTGTCCGGAATTGAGTTGAGGTGCTTATCGCACTATATGCAAGATGCTGAATGGCAACATGAACTTTTAGAGGGTGATGTACATTGGAAGAACACTCAAGCTTTTGGTTTGGTTCCTATGGGCACTTCTAAAGAGGATAAACAGGAGCACAAAGATGCACGTAACTTAAGTAAGACATTGACTTATAGTGTGCTGTACGGGGCGGGGGCAGCTAAGGTAGGCTCAACCGTAGGGGGGTCTTCAAAGCAAGGGGCGAAGTTGATTGATAACTTTATGAACAACACCCCTGCTTTAAAGAAGCTAAAAGCTAAGGTTGATAAACTAGCAGCTAAAGGCTATGTTCCGGGATTGGACGGAAGAAAAGTCTGGGTACGTTCTGAACACGCAGCTCTTAACAGTTTGTTACAATCTGCTGGTGCTATTATTGCAAAACAGTGGATTATCTGCTTGACTCACAACCTGAAGTCAGCTAAAATCGACTATAAGCTATTAGCTTTTGTCCATGATGAGGTTTGCATTGAAGGTTACGAGAAGGATGCACAACAGATTGTGGATATTGTGGTTGCTTCCGCTAAAGAAGCAGGTGATAAACTAAACTTCAGATGCCCTGTGGGCGCTGAAGGTCATATAGGAAGAACGTGGGCAGATGTGCACTAAAATTTGTAAACAATGCGGAAAGGAAGGGCCTCTAGAACTCTTTCAAAGGGATATATCTAAGAAGGATAAGGTTCGACCAGAGTGTAAAGAATGTACAGCAGCTAATCGTAAGAAAAGGTACAACCCCTCTAGAAATAGAATGCACAATATGCAGAAGAATTTTGGAAAAGGTATCTTGGAAACGTATCAAGAGATTTTTGAGGCTCAAGGAGGTGTCTGCGCTATTTGTGCTTCTCCCGAAAACGGAAGGTATGCACACCTTAGTGTTGACCACAACCACGATACGGGAAAGATTCGAGGTCTTTTGTGCAACAACTGCAATCGAGGCATAGGATTGTTGAAAGATGATCCTAAAATTCTTGAGCAAGCAAAGAAATATCTTGAAAATAGTTGTTGACATTGCCTGAACAGCGTGTATAATAATGTACAAGACGCGAGTATGGTGGAATTGGTATACACAGCAGACTTAAAATCTGCCGCCTGAGAAGGATTGAGGGATCGTGACCCTCTACTCGCACCAATCAGCTTGATCTGACACCTCTACGCCGTTACTAGTGGAGAAGCTCTGGGGATTCCCGGAGGGCAGTGTCCCTGTAGTATAGTAAGCAGGAACTTTCATAACATTTAAAGGAAATTCAATGGAAAACAAACCAGTCAAAATCGCAGGTCAAATCTTCTGGGCTAACTGGATGAAGGAATTCAACACCAAGTTCAATGAAGATAACACCAAGTATGAGTGTACAGTCGGTATGCTCTCTGACAAGGCTTGTGAGGCTCTTAAAGGCTTGGGTATTGTGATCAAGAACAAAGACACAATGGGTAATTACATTGTTGGCAAGTCCAAATTTGTGTTTGAGCCCGTGGACACTGAAGGTAATCCAGTGGACATTAGCAAGATTGGTAATGGCACTAAGGTGACTGCTTTGGTCGGCTCCTATCGCCACAAGATGTCTTCTAAGTTTGGCGCTGCTCCTTCAATCGGCAAGATCATCGTGACTGACTTGGTTGTCTACGGTGGTGATGCTGAAGGTGACGATGACGACATCCTGTAATCAGGAGCCTAAGATTGCTCTTGTCGATGCTGACTTTTTAGTTTACCGTATCGGATTCAGTACGGAAGATGAACCAGTTGGCATCGCTAAGGCACGATTAACGGAATGGCTAGAGAACTTTATCTATGTGAATCTCAAGGCTGATGAATACAAAGCTTGGATCACAGGTAAATCTAACTACCGTTATGACATTGCCAAGACAGTCCCTTATAAAGGCAACCGTAAGGATGTATTGAGGCCTAAGCACTACGAAGCCCTGCGGGAGCATCTAGTCAAGCGTCACGATGCTATCATTACAGTTGGTGAAGAAGCTGACGATGCCGTAGCCATTGACTCCACAAAGCTCTTGGATGAGTGCTGGATTGTCCATGTGGATAAGGATCTTGATCAGCTTCAGGGATGGCATTACAACCCTGTGAGGGATGAAAGATATTATGTCGATGAGTTCACAGCGTATAAGTCGTTTGCAACGCAACTTCTCACTGGAGATAGGATTGACAATATCCCATGCTTGGCGGGAATTGGGCCGAAGAAGGCTGCTAAAGCTCTCCAAGACGCAAAGACGAAAGAAGAGTTACTGGAAGCAGCGTGGGCCAAGTATGAGGAACTGGGGCATTCGATGGAGTATTTTATCGAGCAAGCAAGACTTTTATGGTTGCGTAGAGAAGAGGGACAAATATGGAATCCACCAGAAAACCTAAAGAGCACTTAAACTGTGTGAAGTGTGGTAAGCCTATTCCTGATTCTCTTCGCTCAGATGCTAAATACTGTACTCAATCGTGCAGAGCAGCTGCTGAAAAGAAAAGGTATAAAGAAACCCATCCGGAGTATGTTGAGCGTCAAAAGAAACTTGTAAATCGTATTAAACATTTGAAAGAATACGGACATACAGAGTTTATTGAAAGGCCTGAACTTAATACAAAAGATAAGTTTGCGTTAGCGCGTAGTTTAGGCTACAGATCAATGTTAGAATACAATGTTGCTCAACAGCTTATTAAAGCAGGTGTCCCGTTTGTCTACGAAGGACTAAAAATAACTTACTTTAAAAGCGAAGACGATGTTTTTGATGAAGAGGATCAATTAGATGGTAACGAAAAGCGCTGGTGGTAGTGGATTGCAGTATTCTACTTTGATCAAGCATGGCGTCAGGTCGGGGCTTGAAGAAAAAGTATGCAAACAGCTTCAAGATTTGGGAGTAGAATATACGTATGAGAAGGTCAAATTGAAATATATTCGTCCTGCTTCTGCTCATGTTTATACACCCGATATTCAACTTCCTAATGGAATTTTTATTGAATTGAAAGGTCGCTTCTTAGCTCCTGATCGTCAAAAGCATTTGTTGGTTAAGAAACATAATCCTGAACTTGATATTCGGTTTGTCTTTAGCAATTCTAATGCACGTATCAGCAAAGCGTCTAAGACTACGTATGCTATGTGGTGCAGAAAGAATGGCTATAAGTTTTCTGATAAGACTATTCCTGAGGAGTGGATCAATGAACGTAGAGATGATTAAAGAGAACGAAGACGGTAGTGCAAACTTCTCCTTTGACTTGACAGGAGAAGAAGTAGAAGCACTTGTGCGTGTAGGTATCCTCGAAGCAATCAAGACTGCTATTCGTGAAGGAGATAAATTGAAAGTTGAAGGTGAAGATGTCTAAAGTATCGTTGGTTTGTTATTCAGTTCCTTCACCGGAACTTATTGAGAAAGGTATCAAAGATGCTCAAGATCTTCTTGCGTACATGGCTCGTGTCTCTAATCCAGACAACCAGTATGCCACTGAGTCCGGCCCGAAGTTACTGAAGTATCTGATCAACAACAAGCACTGGTCTCCCTTGGAGATGGTTCACTTGTCTTTGGAGATTGAAACTACTCGTGACATTGCTCGTCAGATCTTGCGTCACCGTAGCTTCAGCTTCCAAGAGTTCTCTCAGCGATATGCAGTGGCTCAGGACTTTGAATTGTCTGAGGCTCGCTTGCAGGACAATAAGAATCGTCAGAACTCATTAGATACTGATGATCTTTTTTTGAACAACTGGTGGAATGCTGCTCAAGTTCGCGTACAGTGTGAAGCTGAGTTGATGTATAAGGCAGCGCTTGAGAAGGGTATTGCTAAAGAGCAGGCTCGTAAGCTGTTGCCTGAAGGCCTTACAATGAGTCGGATGTACATGGCAGGCAATCTGCGTAGTTGGCTTCACTATGTGGATATTCGCTGTGACAAGGCTACGCAGAAGGAACACCGAGAGGTAGCAGAGCAGGTTAAGTTGATCGTTTGTGAACAGTTTCCTGCTGTTAAAGAATTGTTTTATGCAAAGGAATTGAATGATGCGTATTGAACAAGTTGAAGACTTGCTAGACGAATTTGACTTTGATAAGGTCAAGAAAGTTATGGATTTCTTGGAATGGAATTACTTTGATAGTCCAGATAAAGAGGTTAGCATTGGTGAACTTCGGCGCATGGCTAGGCGATTGCTAGAGTACGGTTTTAATGCCGATCCTAGTCCTGAGTATTACACTGCTTCTGGCGGCTTTGAAGTAACTCGGTATATGTATCCCGGAGATAATCAGAAGTATCTGACTTTAAAATTTGTTGTAGCTGAATGGAGTAACCCTGTATGTTGAATAATGAGTTTACCTTTGACCAGTACCAAGAACTGGCTTGGAAGACTGCGCTAGAGACAGCTAAGAACCCTGCTTACATGGTTGCTAACCTTACCGCCGAAGCTGGTGAAGTTGCAGGTAAGTATGCCAAGTGGATTCGAGATGGTGTCTTGGATGAAGAAGGTATGCAAAAGGAAATGGGTGATGTGCTGTGGCAGATTGCAGGCCTGTCCACAGTGATGGGTTGGAGTGTTGCTGACTTGGCAAGTAAGAACTTGCAGAAGCTGGCACAACGTAAGATTAACAATACCCTTATGGGTTCAGGAGATTCACGATGATTGATATTGAAGACAAAACAGAATACACATTCCGTTATATTGACTGTGAAGGTAAGACATATACATCTCAATTTGAGCATCCCGGCCCTACGTGGATGGAGTGCTTGGATGACTTTGTAGGTTTCCTTGAGTCTGTGTACAAGTATGACATTCGCTCTAAGATCCGGTTGAGTGAGGAGCAAGAACTGAAGAATGCTCCTTGGTCTTACATTGATCCGTGGACTGGTGAATACTTTACTAAGGACGAAGACTGATGAGAATTTTAGTCATCCCTGACGCTCAGGTCAAAGAAGGAGTTCCTTTGGAGCATCTTGAGTGGGCAGGGAAGGCTATCTGTGATTATCGACCAGATGTTGTGGTAAACATTGGTGATTTTGCAGATATGCCTTCACTGTCAACTCATGATGTGAAGGGTTCTAAGTACTTTGAAGGTTTGCGATACAAGAAGGATATTGAGGTAACTAAAGAGGCTATGAAGAAGCTTCTGAAGCCTTTACGTGACCTTCAGAGTAAGCAGAAGAAGAACAAGGAAAAGGTTTACAAGCCTCGTATGGTGCTGACTCTGGGTAACCATGAGAATCGTATTGATCGGGCTGTGAACAATAACCCTACACTTGAAGGATTGATCAGTGTTAAAGACCTCTGTTATGACAAAGATTGGGAAGTTCACGGCTTCCTCCATCCTGTCTTTATCAATGGTGTTGGCTTTAATCACTATTGGCCTGTCGGTGCTATGGGGCGTCCAGCAGGTACTGCTAGTGCTCTTGTCAACAAGCTGCATATGTCTGTCGTTTGTGGTCACCAACAAGGTAAGCAGATTGCCTACGGTAAACGTGCTGATGGGAAACCTATTTGCGGTATCATCGCTGGCAGTTATTATCTACACGATGAGTCGTATATGGACAAGCTATCTAACCGTCACTGGCGTGGCTTGGTTGTCTTGAATGATGTGAAAGACGGTGGCTTTGATGAGATGCTGCTGTCAATCGAATACTTGGAGCGTAAATATGGCAAACAAATGTGATCAGTGCTTCTATGCACTTATGGATAAAGAATTGGAAGCTCCTTGTGCAGGCTGTGTTGGATACTCTAACTTTGTTAAAGGATCAGTGTATGCAACAAATCATTCTTCCCAACCTCTTAAAGAGGCTATTGATGATTGGTTCAAGAACGTGAATGGCGTAACTTCAGAGGACTTCTGGTATGATGCGGTGGAGAAACCTAAACACTATATGCTGTTTGAGGAAGAAGGTATTGAAGTACGGGATGTTTTAAAGAAACTATCGAATAAGCTTAAACATTTTAGTCCTATGTTCATTGCAGACTATGTGCAGATGATGCAATACGGTATGCGCTTTATGGACAAAAATGGGCTAGAAGACTTGAAGAAGCAGCGTTGGTATCTGGATAAGATGATCGAAGACTATGAACATCACGTTTGAAGAACTTAAAGAGAAGCTTCAACGTGTCGATGAAGTCACACTGCTGGAACTGTTAGAGATCCGCAGTGATGACATCGTAGAGCGATTTGAAGACTTCATTGAAGAACAACAAGATAAACTTATGCGGGAGATTGAATGAGAAACCTTCTAACGAAGAAGACAACCTACACCTTTGACTATCCAGAAGCTTTGGCTTTCGCGGATAAGCAGAATGGTGTGTTCTGGACATTTGATGAGATTGATTTGGAGAAAGATGTACACAGCATTCTTACCGACTTTACTCCTGCTGAACGTCATGGTGTTACTACTTCACTTAAACTCTTTACCAAGTACGAACGTATTGTGGGTGATGAGTATTGGTCTGGTACTGTTAAACCTAACTTCCAGCATCCTGATATTGGTCTAATGGCAGATGCCTTCTGCTACTTTGAAAGTAATGTTCATGCTCGCTTTTATAACCGCATTAATGAACTTCTGGGACTGGCTACTGAAGAGTTCCATCAATCTTGGCAGTATGATCCTGTACTGGCTAGCCGTGTCGGGTACTTGGATGCTATTGCTGGTAGTCGTGATATTCCCCTTTCCTTGGCTGTCTTCTCGATGATGGAAGGCTGTATCCTGTACTCTAGCTTTGCTTTTCTGAAGCACTTCCAGAGTAACGGTAAGAACAAGCTTAGTAACCTTGTGGCAGGTATCAACTTCTCCGTGCGAGACGAGAATATCCACCACGAAGCAGGTGCTTGGCTGTTCCGTACCTACATGGATGAGAACAAGCTGGATAAGACATGGATGAAGTCACGAGTTGAGCAAGCTGCTAAGGCATTGGTTGAGCACGAGCACCGTATCGTTGACCTGTTGTTCTCCCACGGAGACATTGAAGGCATTAACGCTACAGCTATGAAGGCTTTTGTGAATGCACGAGCTAACGTATGCTTGAACAATCTGGGCTTTGACAGTATCTTTGATGAAACTGGTGATACAATCTCTGAGTGGTTCTACTTGGGCATCAGCTCCAGTACCATCCATGACTTCTTTGCCAAGGTGGGCAATCAGTATAACCGTAAGTGGAACGAGAAAGGCTTTGTATGGTAAGTGCAGTGTTGGACAATAAGTATGAGTTCTTGAGCGCGGAGCGTAAGCGTCTGCAACAACAAGGCCTCCTGCCTAACTGGTATCAGACAGGTGGTTGGGGTCTGTTCAAGAGCAAGTACATGGAAGGTTCCACAAGCTTTAAGAATCGTGTGGAGCAGATCGCTGAGACAGCAGCTAAACACGCTCCTAATGATGGACAAGACTGGAAGGGTAAGTTTTATGAAGTTATTTGGAATGGTTGGCTCAGTCCTTCAACGCCCACTCTTGCGAATCTGGGCACTAATAAAGGTATGCCTGTCGCTTGCAGTGGGCAGTATATTGGTGATTCTGTTGCTGACTTCTATGGTGAGCTACTTGATACCGCTGTCCTTACTAAGAATGGCTTTGGCACTAGTGGCTACTTGGGGGATATTCGACCACGGGGTTCACAGATCGGGACTGGAGGCACAGCTTCGGGAGTTCTACCAGTCTTTCAAACCTATGTAGATGCGATGAAGCGAGTTACACAAGGTGTTGCTCGTAGAGGCGCTTGGGCAGGTTATCTTCCTATTGACCATCCTGACTTTCACGAGTTGGCTGATTGGGTGAAGAATAACCCTGACGATGCTAACGTAGGTTGGACTGTTAGCGGTGAATTCATGGAGTCCTTGGATAGCGGTCATCCTGAGGCTATTGAGCGTTATCAGAAGGCTTTGAAGCTGAAGATGCTGACAGGTAAGGGTTACTTCTTGTTCACCGATAAGGTTGCTCAAGCTCGCCCTGAGATGTATAAAGCTCATGGTTTGGATGTTAAAGCTTCCAATCTGTGTACAGAGATCATGCTGCACAGTGGTGAAGAAGAGACATTCACTTGTATCTTGGCTAGTATGAACTTGGAGAAGTATGATGAGTGGAAGAACACGGATGCTGTATTTACTGCAACAGTATTTCTTGATTGTGTTACTAGTGAGTTCTTGTCGATGGCTGCTGGTAAAAGAGGCTTTGAAAAGGCGGTGGCGTCAACTGAAAAGAGCCGTGCGCTAGGCCTTGGTGTTCTTGGTTGGCATTCACTGCTGCATAAGCGTAAGTTGCCTTTTGAGAGCTTTCAAGCTCAGAAACTTAATGTGGAGATCTTTAATGAACTCAACCGTCAGTCCGGGTCAGCTTCGCGATATTTGGCGGACAAGCTTGGAGAACCGGAGTATTGCAAAGGATATGGAGTCCGAAATACACACCGTCTTGCTGTCGCTCCCACCATGTCAACAAGCCAGCTCATGGGAGGGGTATCACAAGGCATTGAGCCTTTTATTGGAAATGTGTTTGTCCAACAAGGAGCAGGAGGAGAAACTATTCGAGTAGTTCCTGAGCTGCTGGAGATCATGAAGCGTGAAGGTGTGTACAGTCGTGAGACATTGCTTGAGATCGCAAGTCATGATGGTTCTGTCCAACACGTTCCGTGGATGACTTCGGAGGAAAAGGAAGTATTTAAGACAGCGTTTGAGATTGATCCTTATGTTATCCTTGAACAGGCTTCTGCCCGTCAACGGTATATCTGTCAAGGTCAGTCTATTAATCTGTTCTTTGGTGCTGACGATCCAGAAGAACATATCAGTGCTGTTCACAAGGCAGCGTTTAAGGATAAGAATATCTTGAGTCTGTATTACATCCGTACCAAGGCAGGCGTTAGCGCCAGCTCAGGTGAGTGTGTGGCCTGTCATGCTTAACTAAGGAGATTGAATGAAAACTGTAGTCTACAGCAAGGAGAATTGCCCTGCTTGTACGGCTCTGAAGGCTCGCCTGACTAAGGATGGCGAGGCCTTTACAGAGGTTATGGTAGGTAAAGACATTACCCGTGAGGAGTTCCTTAAAGAGTTCCCACAGGTGCGTATGATGCCTCACGTAGTATTTATCAACGAAGCCTAAAGGAAGTACATGGCAAGTAAACCAATGAACCGAGCTATTCCAGCTAAAGAACTGACTCCTAAGGAGAAGGTTAATAACAGTCTTAAACTCAAGCTTGATGACCTCACAATGATCAAGCCTAAGACAGAGAAGCAGAGGGACTTCTTTGAGGCCTATCAAGCCTCTAACTACTTTATGGCCCTCCACGGCGTAGCAGGTACAGGTAAGACATACATTGCCCTGTATAAGGCTCTGGAAGAGGCTATGGATCGCAACAATCCCTTTAACAAGGTGACTGTGATCCGTAGCAGCGTACAGAGTCGTGACATTGGCTTCTTGCCCGGAGATGCTGACGAGAAGATGGAAGTCTATATTCAGCCTTATCGACAAATCTGTAGTGATCTGTTCAAGCGTAAGGATGCATGGGATCGTCTAGTAGAGCAAGGACATATTGAGTTTGTGTCTACCTCGTTCATTCGAGGCACTACTTTCTCAAACAGTATCATTGTTGTGGATGAGACACAGAACATGACCTTCGAGGAGCTGGATACCATCATTACCCGTGTTGGTGACAAGTCCAAGATTATCTTCTGTGGCGATTACCGACAAACTGACTTGAAGAAGAAGGATGACAAGAGTGGTATCTTGAAGTTCTTTGACATTGCAGGACGTATGAAGGAATTCGTACGTATTGAGTTCCATATTGAAGATATTGTTCGTAGCTCATTGGTTAAGAACTATATTATTGCGAAGACTAAGTATGAGGATGGCGAATGAAAGCTAACGAAAACATTGAAGATCTCATGATGATGATGCCTGAGCAGAAGGGGCTTATTCGTACCATCACTCAGCAGATGCACACTCACTTGGTGTTCATTGACGATGACATTGTAGCTCCTAGTGCCTATCGCGATGTTATCCACTGCCTTGCTACCTGTAGTGAGAATGATTCTGTTAATATGCTTGTCAATAGCTCAGGTGGTCGCACCGATGCTATCTGGCAGGTAATCGAAGCTATGAAAGGTTGTCGTGGTCAAGTCTCTGTTACTGTCATTGGTGCTGCGTATAGTGCTGCCTCTATGCTGGCTTGCATGGCTCCTGAGTGCTACATCGCTGATTCTGCTGAATTTATGTTGCACACTGCCCATTATGGTTCTATTGGGACTGTTCCAAATGTTAAAGGACAGACTGACTTCGCTACAAGGCAGATTAACAAACTCCTTGACCAAGCCTACAAAGGATTCTTGACAGATAAGGAGCTGGAAGAGCTGAAGAACGGTAAGGAGTTCTGGTTCGATGCTGATGAGTCAGGTAAGCGCATGGTACGCAGGTATCGTTACTTGAGCAATCTAAGTAAGCCTCCGAAGCCTAAAAAGGTTAAGGAAGTTACTGTAGAGTAAATGAAAAAGGCCCGTTAGAGCGATGAACTCTAACGGGCCTTCTTTGTTTATGGCTTATGATTATGCCACATAGCTGCTGTTGCTGCTATAATACTACCAATGAAGATGATAGGTTTAGCTACTTTAGCAAGCCACTCAAGGACTGTGAAAGCCCCTTGAGCAGCGTGAAAAGCTTCTACCATACCTTCTGTGTCCGTAGCCACCTTGTCTACCTTAGCTTCTACCTTGCATAGTCGCTCGTAGATCTCATTGTGTGAGACTTCTCCAGTCATGGAATTAGTTTTTCTTGTCGTAGATAGACCAACCCACACCCGCAAGAGCCGATGCACCGCTAACGATGACGTTAATCGTATCGCCATCAACACCATACTTAACAGCAAAGCCACCAGCTAATGCGGTGAGCAAGTGACGGACAATGGCTTGGATAATAGTTGCATTCATATGTATTTACTCCTGTGAAGTTCTACGTGAGGATAATCTTTAAAGGTAACCCAGTCGCCACCACAGACGATAGGTATATTCAGTTGTTTAGCAATAGATTTGATATGATCCAAGACAGGCACATAATACTTAGAATCCCAAGTAACTGTACCGTCCTTGATCACAGCAATATCAACAGCGTGTCCCGTCAGGTGTCTACTGTTCATAGTCTGAGACTTACCGGCACTAAAGAGTTCCTTCTGGCGCTCCTTAGTGCGTAAGCCTTCAGTGATGGAGAAGTCCAGAGGACTATTCTTGATAGCTTCGTTGAAGACTCGCTGTAGGTCTGGGTGGACTTTAGCGAGTCTCTCAGAGCTTTTAGCGCCGAATGAGAAGGTCATTATTGACCTCCTAACTCTTTACGTAAAGCCTCTAACTCTTGTTGTTCTTGTGCTGACAAAGGAACTGCTTGTTGAGGGCCTGCTTGAAGCTGCTGAATCTCTTGTGGAGATACTTTAATTTCTCGGTACATTTCACCGAGTTTCAAAGCAGCAGCAGTAGCATTCCCTTTACCGGCAGCAGTAGAAGCTTGTAATAGTTTATTAGTAGCTGCGCTAGAGTAGGCAATTTTGGCTGCAATCTTAGGAGCAATAACTAAACTAGCTAAACCAGCAACAGCCCCGTAGCCAGCGCCCATTGAATCGCCTGAATACACATTACCGGCAGAAGCGCCTAAGACACTGGACAAAGTAGCCGCAGTAGCTAAGTCAATAGATTTACCACGTTGACTCAACATCTCTCCAGCTTTAGCAATAACTTTAGCACGGTTTTGAACAGCCTCTGGCAAAATTGCTTTAAACTGTTCAGCAGTGGCTTTGTCTTTCAACTTGTTACTAATGTTGGTCAAGCCACCATCAGCAAAAGTCTTTTCAAGATAAGCCCGTTGAATATTCTCAGCCAACCCTGACGTATCCACACCTAATGCCTTAGCACGGTTTAACATCATTTGGGTTTCTTTCCACGAAGAAACATTACCAGAACTAATAATATTATCGGCAATCTTCTCAGGATACTTATTGGCAGCAGTAGCCAACAATTTAGGATCAAGTTCAGTGATTGCTTGCTTATAATTACTATTCAAAGCTTTATAGCTATCTTTCAAAGTAGGAGAAGCAGCTTCAGCCGCCACATCCATAGCTTTGTTAATCTCACTAACTGCTTTGTTGACAATGTTATATCCAACCGTACCTTTTTCCAGTTCACGTTGTTTCTCTAACAGCTTAGAACGAACTTCGTTAGCCTGTTTAAAAGTCAAATCAGGCTTCAAAGCCAACAAATCTTGAGCTTCTTTGTATCCACTCGCTCCCATCAAACTTGAAGCAGAAGAGCCTTCAGTTAACTTTTCCTGAGCTTGCTTGATAGCAGAAGCGCCGATATTATTAACTGACGCCATAGACACAGGTGCAGATCCTTCTTTGTCCATCAAGGTACTGAGATTGTTTCCGTAATCCTCATACAGTTTAGTACGTCCTTGTTTCTGAGCTGAAACTAAGTTTGCACCTAGCTCTTCACGAGAAAGAACAGTTGTAGCTAGCTCGTCAGCTAAAGAAGAAACTTCGTTAGACAAAGCATTCCTCATCTCAATATCTTTAGCCGAAGCTGCCTTTGTAGGGCCGATACGAGAAACACGCTCTGTAACTTTAAATAACGTAGATTCAGGAGCAGCTTCTTGAATGCCCAAGGTAGTTCCTTGGCGCTGCAACAAACGCTGTACTTCCTGTCTTGCTGCAAGTTCATCAGCTTGAGAAATAGCAGGGCCAAATAAGCGTGTACCTAAAGGAGATTCCCGTAAAGCTGCGGCCCCTTTAGATATACCTCTTCCGACAATTTGACCTAAGCCTTCAGCTCCCGCTCCAAGCAAGAACTCTTTAGGATATTCTAACGCCATCCGAGCTGCGTCAACAGGCTTATTTAAACCAAAAGTTTCAATAGCCTGCTTACCTGCTGTACCAAGAGCAGCGCCAGCACCTGACAAACCCATCCTAGCGGGTAAAGTCATTGGCCCAACACCGGGAATCAAAGTAGCAGCCATGGATCCGAGCATTGGAAGAGATTCAGCGCCGATCTCAAGAGCTGTCTTTCGTGTCTGCTCAGGGCTATACTCAGGAGTTGTTGTCCCTGCTAAAGGCTCCCCAAGAGGGCCGTAGCCCATCTCTTGACGAAGAGCATTAAGCTCTTGTTGTTCTGCTTGTGTTAAAGCCATTATTGCCCCTTTGCTTTACGTTCCAATTCAGCTAATCGTTTCAATTTAGTATTAACTTCAGTACGCGATTCTTCAGATCCCTTAACAAAGTCATACTGAGACAACTTGCCTTGTTGTTGATATTCATTAGCCTTTTGGTACTGTCGCTGACTGATCAAAGCATCTTTTTCGATGTTGTTCATGATGCTCTTAAGGCCTGCTTTAGTCACAGAACCTTGACCAATTGCCTCGCCCAAGATTGCCATGTCCTTATCAGACAAAGCACCTTTAAGAACAGTAGAGTTACCAATTTTAAGGTTATTCTGTAATGAACGAAGTTGTTCAGTTTCAGAAGTACCTTTAACAGGGATACCAAAAGCTTCAGCAATTTGACCGGCAGTGAGTTTGGAATCAGAAGCAAAACCTGCAAAGGATTGATCAATCAAAGGCTTGATTGTCTTCACAGCTTCAATAGTTTGTCCTGCTTGAATTCCAGAATCGCGTAACTTACCGAAAGCATCTACGTTTGACTTAGTAACAGCTTCTTCCTGCTTAACTGTTACGTTTGTGCCACGTTGTGGGGCGCTGCCAACACGGGCAATCTTCTCACCTGTTTGTTTGTTGATTAGGAACACTCCATCTGCTGTCTCACTCAGTGCAGTAGGATCTCCTTTATCAATAGGCTCCAAATCAGCAATATTACCAGACTTCTCGTAAGCAGCCACAGAACCTGTAGTGTATTTCCCTGTGCGAATCAGTTGCTGCACTGGATCAGCAGCAGCACGTTCACGTAAATTCTTAGTGATTTCCGATTCTGTCTTACGGGCTTCTAAGCCAGCTTTAGCAGTAGCTTGATAACGATTGGTTAACTCACTAACCAACTGATAATCCTTGTTCTGCATAGCAGTCTGAATACCTTGTTTCAAAGAATCAGGATTGCTAAGATCAAGACCTTGCAGTATCTGTTGACGCTGCTGAATACGCATCATCTCAGGGTCTTGAGCACCAAGTAAGCCACCAGCAGCTCCTGCCAAGCGATTACCTGCGGTGTAGAAGCCTGCCTGAGCAGCCTGCATAGGACTCAACTGTGCAAAGTTCTGAGCCTGTTGAGCCAATGCAGCTTCACGTTGAGCCATCAAAGACTCTGGAGTAACCCCGAATAAACTATTCATAACTTCAGCCATAATTACTCCCAAGATTGTGTGCCAAAGGCATAAGCATTAGGGTCAGCTT